TATGGATTTCCAAGAAACGCAGAAGTACCTAAAATATAAGATATGGATATGCAAGACCTTAAACTAGCGTTAATTAATTTATTTACTTTCTCTATGAGCTTCTCAAATGTCGAGCTAGGATTAAAATTAGTGTTACTAACTGTATCTATTGTATACACAGTTTTAAAAATTGTTAACCTAAAGAAAAAAGATGAGTAAATTCTTCAAAGAAATTGAGGATAATATGGATGAAGAGTTCTTACAAAGGCTCGACCAAGCAAGAGCGTTTGCAGACATTCCATTTATTATAAACTCAGCGTATAGAAGTCCAAACCATCCTTTATCAATAAAAAACCCTAGTTCATCTCATATAAAGGGTTTAGCAGTAGACATAAAAGCAACTGACAATGCAACAAGATTTAAAATTATTGATGCACTTATTTTTGTAGGTTTTAAAAGAATAGGTATCGCTGATACATTTATACACGTTGATATGGACTATGGCAAACGACAAGACATAATATGGACATACTAAAGAAAAAAAAAGGAACATTCTTTGGCAATCTTTTAAGAGGTGTAGTAGCAACTGGTAAAAAAGTATCTCCAGTCTTTGACGCAATTACTGGAGGCAAAGTCTCTGACATTTTAGAAGCCATCGGAGGCAGTAAAGAGCTAACTGCATTAGAGAAAGAAATGCTAGTAAAAGAATTAGAGCAAGATGTCATCGAGATGCAAGAAGTCACTAAGAGATGGCAGTCCGACAACAAAGCAGACTCTTTTTTAGCTAGGAATATAAGACCAATGTGTTTAGCTTTTTTGACTCTTAGTCTATTTATCTATGTAATATTAGATAGTTCTTTAGAAGGGTTTAAAATAGACGCTCAATGGATATCATTATTAGGCAATCTATTAATGTTAGCTTATGGAGGTTATTTTGGTGCAAGAACTTTAGAGAAGATTAGAAAAAATTAAATAAATACTTTTTTATTTAAAAATAAAGATATAACTTAGCATTTTTTTAAGTACATATTTAAGTATTCTTTTATACTTAAGTATTCAAATAAACCTTGATTTAGGTTAAAAATAAAACAAAATTATTAATAGATTTAAAAATAAAGATAAATGTTGGGGAATGTTTATAATTGCTTCTGTTAATAACTAAATTTTATTATTAATTAAATAAAGTTTATCTTTGAGTATAATTATTATTCTTTTCATAATATTTTAATCTTTTTGAATTAAGGTTTGTTTTATCATTTGTTTTTGATTTAGGGAGGTGTAAAAGCTTCCCTTTTTTAATTTTAACATTTCTTTAACACTTTTTTATATTATTATTCTATACTTTTGCTGAAACAAATAATAATTAAAACAAAATATATTATGAAACCATTAAACATTATCAAATTAGTAGAGCAATTATTATCAAGTGATATAAGTGTTGAAAGATACGATGAGTTAAGAGATATTCTTAAAGAAAACTTTTTACACAACGATGTTGTTGCTACAATGTATTATGTTAGAGGTAAATATACTAAATCACAAGAAAACTTATTTTTATCTTTAGTAAAAAACTTTTAAACAATAACAACGGGAGGGTAAAACCTCCCTTTTTAATAAATTATGAAAGTAAACAATTCAGTCTGGGATGCTTTAAAATCTACTATTGAGATGCATACAGAACAAGACCCTAACATTACAGATGTTTTAATTAACTATCAAGTAAAGGAAAATAATGGAATTAAAAATATTATTAAATTAAATGTAACAATAGATTAAAATGGAAAAATTAAGAAAGATTCAAGCAGAATTAAAAGCACCAAAGAACCAAAGAAATAACTTTGGTAAATACAACTACAGAAGTTGTGAAGATATCTTAGAAGCTCTTAAACCTCTTCTAAGTAAGTATCAATGTACATTAACAATATCAGACGAGATTAAAGAAGTTGCTGGTTTGGTTTACGTTCAATCAACTGCATTTATATCAGATGGTACAGATTCAGTTCATACAATAGCACAAGCTGGAATAGACCCAAACAGAAAAGGGATGGATATTGCTCAGAGTTTTGGAAGCAGTAGCAGTTATTCTCGTAAGTACTGTTTAAATGGTTTATTTTTGATTGATGATACAAAAGATGCTGACGCAACAAATACACACGGAAAAGGAAGCACAACAACTGAAAAGACTTGGTTAAATAAAGGTACTCCAGAATTTAAGAAAGCACAGACTTACTTAAAGGGAGGTGGTCAATTATCTAAAGTTGAAGATAAGTACAGAATATCAAAAGAAGTAAAAGAATTATTAACTAAATAAATATAAATTATGACACAATTAACAACAGAAGCAGATGTAATAAATTTAATTGGTTTTGAAACACCTTTGAAATTTGAATTTATATCAGATGGTATATTTACTTTTAGAACAGTAATACCAAATCAAAAAAACGGAATAGTATATTATGATGTAGAGTTTTTCTCTAATCCAGATAAATCACTTGATTTCTTTGGTTATGATACTTTTTCAAATTTTTTATTAAAATATCAAATACACACTGTAACTGCTATTGATAAAAGTGAAAATACAGAAACTGAAATATATTTTAAAACTTATGAATGAATTTGAATTAAGACCAACGGAAAAAAAAGACCATTATAGATTCTTCATTAATGGAGTTGATGTTACTGGAGAGCAAGAAAGAAGTACCTTTAGGCACATTATAGAAGTGATAGACAATAATATATCAATATAAATTAAATTTAAAATTAGAATTATGAGTACAAAAAGTTATTTATTAGGAAGTGTTGAGTTTAGTCTTGACCAGTTAAAGAGTGTATCACAATTTTATGAAACTGTGAAGACTTACAATGCATCAAGAGAGTTAGTCCCAAAGAAAGGGGAAGATGGAAAAGAGTTAAAAAAACTTAAATTAAATATTTCTATTTTTGAGGAAGGTAATTTCGGTCAAAATATATCTTTTACTATTCCACAAACAAAGGAGCAGCGAGAAAATAAGGAAAATAAAAGGTATGTTGCCAATGGTAAGATTTACTATGCTTCTGATGATTTACAAGGATTTGTACAAAAATCAGAACAAGGCAAAGAAAAAGCATCAGCACCACTAGTTGATGATGATTTGCCATTTTAATTAAAACTAGGGGGGGATTTGGGGAAATCTCCTCCTTTTTTTTATATGTTTTACAAATAAATTGTATATTATTTAGTGTGTATAAATTAAAGACAAACTACTTTGACTATCATAATCACTGAAATATTAACGACAACGAATTAGAATATGAATTTTTAAATTACGAATTATGATAATAGAACCGCCAAAAACAGTAGAGGACTTTATAGAAGTAAGAAACTCAATTTTAAAACTAATGGACAATCCTTGGATTGATGGCTCAATGTATAGTTCATTGACTATAAAGCTTACAAAAGTTAATGATAAAATTGAAGATTTAAAAGCAGAACGTAAGTAATTTTATTATTTATATTCTTTGTTGTAAAATTCGTTTTAATGTTTTACAAAGGTTTGTGTATGGCAAGGTTTTGTCGCAAATATAGTATAAATATGCGACAAAGTTTAATAACAAAAGGCATTTAGATAAGTTAGAGGAGTATGTGGAACTATAAAGGACAAAGAATAAAAGAAAGAAAAGATTTACCAGCAGATGCAGTTGGCTTTGTTTACAGAATCTTTAACAGACAAACGGAACAAGTTTACATTGGTAAAAAGATACTGCTTAATAAACGAACTAAGCCTCCTCTAAAGGGGTATAAAAGAAAGCGAGTAACATACGTTGAAAGCAACTGGAAAACTTATACTGGAAGCAATGCAGAAAGTAAAAAATGGAAAATAGAAAATTGTTACCGAGAAATAATATACATTTGCTACAATCGAACAATGATGTCTTATTATGAGACAAAATTACAATTTACCAACGATGTTTTAGAAAGTGATAAATTCTTAAACGATAATATTCTTGGCAAATATTACAAACAAAAAATTCAAAAATACATAGATGATTCAAAAAACAAAGACGAATGAAGAGATTGAAGAGCAGAGAATGATGATGCAGCTTCTTGAAGCAGATGCAAACATTGATGTTTCAGAAGTTATTAAATACCCCCCAGTTTCTATTAGTTGTGGCACTTACATTGATACAGATTTTAGAGGTAATAAAACAGAATATCCAATACCAATTGGCACAGATGGAAATTTCTCTTTTGTACAAGCATTTCCTAAAGTTGGTAAATCATTTTTAATGAGTTTAATTGTATCTGCTTATCAAAGTGGAATCAATCAATATACTGGAATTATTAAAGGACATAGAAGAGGAAGAAAGATAATTCATTTTGATACTGAACAAGGTAAGTTTCACGTTAGTAAGTTAGCAAGGAGACCACTAATGATGAATAATTTAAAAAACGATGATAACTATCATATTTATGCTTTGCGTTCAATGAACCATCAAGAAAGAATTGAATTTATTGATTATATTTTATTTGATTTATTTGAAGGAAAAGAAATTGGTTTAATTATATTAGATGGAATTGCAGATATGGTAAGCGATGTCAACAATATGGAGCAATCAAATTTTATTGTACAAAAGGTTATGACTTGGACATCTAAGTTATCTTGTCATTTAATGACAGTTATTCATCAAAATTTTGGAAGTGATAAACCAACTGGAAATCTTGGTTCTGCTCTCGAAAAAAAATCGGAGAGTGCAATCAAGTTAGAAAAAAACGAGGTCAACAAAGGTTGGATTACTGTTGAATGTAAGAGGAGCAGAAACAGACCATTTGAACCATTTTCCTTTAAAGTTAATGATAAAGGTTTACCAGAATTTGTTAATAATGATTTTGAATTTTAATAAATGAAAACCTTATATTGCAACTATGCAAAGTTGGAAA